ACCAATAGAAAAAAGGGCAGAAATGCCCTTTTTTCTTGACTGCAATATACGGATAAATAGTAAAAAGATTTGGAACTATTTTAATGGGTTTAACTAGACCACGCCTTGGACAACTACAAACAACAACTTCAGCGTTTGATGACCCTCTTGTTGTATTAAACAACGGAGCAACTGGCGCAAATAACAAAGATATTGGTATTGTTTTTGAACGTGGCGATGACCAAAATCGTGTTTTACTCTGGGACGAGTCAGCAGACGAATTTGTGTTAGCTAACTCTACTGAGCAAGGAAGTACAAACGGTGACGTAACTATTGCGTCCTATGCCAACCTGCGTGTTAATAGTTTAACAACAACAGCTGGCAGTGTTGCAAGTCTAACTGTTAATAGTGCATATACGCTACCGACAGTTGATGGCACAGATGGATATGTACTAACCACAGATGGTGCAGGAAATGTAACCTGGTCCGCTGCCGCTAGTGGCGGGCATACTATTCAGAATGCAGGATCTAACTTAACAGCAAGAGCAAATTTAAATTTTGATGGTACATACTTGGTTGCAACAGATGATGCAGGTAATAATCAAACAGATGTTACTATAGGCAGCACTGTAGTTACAACAACAGGAACGCAAACATTGGACAGTAAAACAATTGACGGTGGATCCTACTAATGGAAGAACGCTACAGAACAGACTACGAAGGTGAGTTTGTTGTTACTGGTTTAAAAATTGTTAACGGACGCAAACAGCAAGAGCGAGAATTTGTTGAAAATCCAATTCAGATTAAGTCAATATCCGGTCGTGCTACGTGTGTAAGCAACGGTGTATCTAGCACGCAATTTCAAATTGATAGGTTGATGTTACACCACGGACTGTTGAATACCTTACCATTAAATGTATACACAACAGGCAGTTTGTACAATAAAGTACACGCTAATTTCCATGTTACATTTAATGATGCGCATCTACACGAACTAATAGATAAAAAACTTACTGAAGACATTATTGTTTACACAAGCACAACACAATGTTTAAAAAGACCTGGCGAATTTTTTATTGTTCCTTATGGATACAAAAGTACAGAAGAAGCGGTAGCTGCATATCTAGCAGCGTTTGATGGTCACCAAGAAGTATTCCTTGTCGGATATGATGAATTTACCGCAGATGGCTTAACTAGACGCACTAAAATGATTGAAACTGTCGGTCAAGTAATTAAAACTTATTCTGCAACTAAATTTTATCATGTAACACCAGAGGATAACGTTCCTAAAGAATGGTTGCCTTATAGAAATTTAGAAGCAATGTCAGTCTGGAAATTTATTAGCTACTGCGATATTTCGTAACTGTACAAATTTTCAACTGTTTCTATCTTGGTATAGATATCTTCAACGTTAATAGTTGCCCACAATCCAGGATGTAGTGGTTTAGGAATAACACCACGATCTAACCAAGCATAGCCTAAATGTTCATCGTTTAATACAGGCACAAACTCATTGGAAACTAAACAGAAAAACGTGTGATAAACAAAGTGGTTGTTTGGACCGGTATATTGTTCAATAGGCACTAATTTAATATAGTCCGGCATACTGCCCATTTCTTCAGAGCATTCACGTACAATAGTATCTTGTAGTGTTTCATTATGCTCGACTTTACCACCCGGTAATCCCCAATGAAAAGGATGTTTAAGGTCATTGCGCATTAGATACAGATAACGCTGTGTGTTGTATGCGTAAAACCAAACACCAACTGCGTTTAGATCACTAGTGACCACTTGCCCCCCGCATATAGTCCTTCATAACTGCGTACCCATTGATTGCCGTCCCACTTATATTGTAAATTGGTATTTAAGTTAGTTACATATTCTACTGTTTCTGTAGCACTAGCATCAAAATGCACAAACCAACTAGAACCATTATACTGAACAATGTCGTTAGCACTGGCAACTAAATTGCCCCAACTATCAGCGGCATCGGTATTATCAGAATCGCCAATATTGTCTGTTAGTAAATAGCGTTGTCCGGTTGTTGCTGCGGTTAAACCTGCTCCTGGACCACTGCGCTGTGGATCAATAACAGCCGTTACTGGTGTTAACGAATTAGCAGGTAGAGTGTCTTCATCAACTGTAAACAACATAACACGATCGTCTGTTGGATGATATGCAACAGTACCTACAATCTCAATATCATTAGTATCGTTTTCTAAGCGTATTTGACTAATACCATCGCGTAGTTTGCCATATTCCTCAATTACAGCATGCCATAATAACACGCTGTCGTCTTGTGTGCTTAAACTGCCTAAATCTGTGTTTGCTTCGTCAACTGCGCTTGCTTTTAGTACCTGCAATTGATTACCGATTAGTAATACTTGATATCCATGTGGAGTGACCTGCACACGTGTACCTAACAATAAATCGTCATTTTCTAATAGTGAATTAGTATTGCCATCAGCATCGTATATACCAGCAATAATCTTATGGATAACACCAAGTTTAGTAACCTTAGCAGGCATGCTGATCCAGATAGGCACAGTAAATGTTAGTGTAACAATGTCAATAGGCTCATCGGTACCAACAGGTACAGTTCGAGAAGTATAGTTAATATCATTGAGTTCAACTACTGTTAAACTAGTCCAATCAATATAATTGTCTGTGCTTTGTATTTCAACTGATGGATTAAACAAAGGAGTAATTTGTTCAAGTAACTGCCATTTCTGATTGGTGTTTGTAGTCCAGATATCTAATTTAATAGTTAGATCATAAGGAACTGGCATATGTCGCTTAACTGTAAACGCATTACCTTGTGTATTTTCGTAGGTCTGTGTATCGTCGTCCCATGTACGTTGACGAAAACTGCGTGTATCGACATGGTAAGGTTCTTGAACTCGGTCTCGGGCATATTTCATAGCACTGATGTAGAAACTCATCATGGGTGCAGAAGGCATACTATTAGCACTGTTATTTTGTAAAATAGCCTGTGCTTGTCTTGATGCATCACCATATCTCACCGGCACAGTTTGATACGTTACGTTACCGCTATCATCGCGGCCATACTCTACCTGAAAGCCTGAAAAGATTCTGGTAAATTGTAACAGAAATCTGCGTATTTGTTCATCGTAAAAGAATTGTACAGCCATTAGTTGTCGGCCTCTGGTCGCAATAAGTCACTTAAACTTTGACGACTTGGAATATTGCCACGGTCTGTTGTTTGAACAGTAGCAGTATTATTAACAAACGAGCTGCGCTGCGTAGTATTGTCGTTGTTTAAGTACGTCATTTCAGTTCTTACATTATCTTCTACTTTCACCCAACGTGCTCCATCAAATCTAAATAATCTATTTGGATGATAATCCAAACGTAAACAATAATCACCAGTTCTTGCATTGACCGGGAAACTAACACCTGGTGTAACAGGTAATCCATTTGGTGGCATTGTATTGCCGGTTAGGTAACCTACTAGATATCCATCTGATGTAGGCGACACTAAACTACGATCAGCACGCACAGCACCTAAGTCTGCTGTTAATTTATCGTTATCAGCACTAATGCCTGTACCGTCTTCTGGTTCTCCGTCGCTGCCATAAGGAGCAACATAAAACTTACTAACATCGTACCCAGACAGTGGAACTTCCACTTCTGCTTGTGCAATGATCTTGTCGTTGATATCCTTGTTCTTATTGTATGTAGTTAAGTAATCAGTTAGGTCGCCAGTTTCATTGCCTTTCTCATTAGTGTAACCATCAAGAATGTCTTTGTATTCTTGCGCACCTACCATCGGAACTGCTTTAACACGCCAAATGTGTGGCATCCAGGTTTTACTAAATCCTTCGCTAGCAAATGAAGCATCCTGAATAACATAAAACTTTGGCATTCCGATTGGAATGTTTGGATCTAACGGATGAAAATCCTTTAAGTTAGGAACCTCAATAACATCCCCGCTCATTAATTTGCGACCCAATGTGTCGATCATGTCGTTATAATGAAACGTAATAAATATAGTATCGTTTTGAATGAATAATCCAAATTGACTTAAATTAAAATCAATATCCTGAACATTATATACACCTCTTAACCTATAGATAGATTCGTCGTAATCGCGATCTCTATTTTCAAGAGTAAATAAATCTTCGATAAACAATGGATTAGTTTCTGAGTATACAGGGCGAGTAACGTCATAGTTACTGGATTCTGTAGAATAATCCCCTGAAACTTTAGGACCTAAATATTTGTGAATATATATGTCTAATCCACCGACAGTGTATTGCTCAGATATTACACTATCGAGATATTTGTAATCGTTGCGTTTTTCAGGCGACCATAAACTTAATCTTGGCATATTAAATAATCTTTATATGTTGTAAATTTACCACAATAAGCACAATTTATGGAATCCTGGCAAATTTTTATGT